CTCGCCTTAAGACTTTTGGTGGTCGTGCATCTGGTCCAGATCCACTAGATAGACTATTTAAGTTTTCAGTTTCACTCCTTAAGAGTGCTGCTGGTAGAAAATTAACTCCACTAGAAGCCCACGATCTTATGTGTAAGATTGCAGAAGTTGTAGTTGTTGGTGGTGTTCGCAGAAGTGCAATGATTTCACTTTCAGATCTTGAAGATCGCAATATGGCTGCTGCAAAAGCAGGTTCTTGGTGGGAATATAGTGGTCAGAGAGCATTAGCAAATAACTCTGCTGTATATAATACTAAGCCAACTATGGAAGTATTTATGGATGAATGGAAAGCACTTTATGACTCAAAGTCAGGTGAGCGTGGTATCTTTAGTCGTGAAGCAGCACAAAAAATTTCTGCAAAGAATGGTCGTAGAGATGCTACAGCAGACTTTGGTACAAATCCTTGTTCAGAGATTATTCTTCGACCTTATCAATTCTGTAATCTTACAGAGGTTGTTGTTAGGGATACAGACACTCTTGAAGAACTTAAGGGTAAAGTTGAACTTGCAACGCTTCTTGGAACTGTTCAGTCAACATTTACTCGGTTTAAATACCTTCGCAAAATCTGGCAAAAGAATAGTGAAGAAGAAAGATTACTTGGTGTTTCTTTAACTGGTCAACTATCACATCCAGTTCTTAATGGTTCTGAAGGTGCAGAAAAACTTGCTGAATGGCTAGATATTCTTAGAGAACAGGCTGTGTCAACAAATGCTTATTGGGCAAAAGAGATTGGTATCAATCAATCTGCTGCAATTACTTGTGTAAAGCCATCTGGAACTGTTTCACAGTTAGTTAATTCATCTTCTGGTATGCATCCTTGGCATTCACAGTATTATGCTCGTACAATTCGTGGTGATATGAAAGATCCAATTACAACATTCCTTGTTGATATGGGCATTAAGCACGAACCAGATGTTATGAAACCAAATGATACTATGGTATTTACTTTTCCAATTAAAGCACCAGAAGGCTCTACTCTTAGAGAAAATCTAACTGCTATTCAGCATCTAGACCTTTGGTTAGCATATCAAAGACATTGGGCAGAACATAAACCTTCTATTACAATCTCTGTAAAAGAAAATGAATGGATGGCTGTTGGTGCTTGGGTATATGAACATATTGATGAAATGTCGGGTGTTTCGTTCCTACCTTATTCAGAGCATACATATCAACAAGCTCCATATCAAGAGATTACTGAGAATGAATACAATAAACTTGTTTCAGAAACACCAGCTGACTTAGATTGGAAATGGTTAGAAATATATGAAACCTTTGATGCAACTACATCTGTACAAGATTTAGCTTGTGTTGCTGGTGCTTGTGATATCACCGATATCTCAAAAGGGGTATAATATAATTGAGGTCATATGTCATATTCACAATTAATTCAAAAAGATAATCCAGATATTTTTTGGTCACTAGATGAAACTAGTGGAAATGTTGTAAATCCAGATCCATATATTATTAAAAAAAATGTTTCTGGTAGTAAAACTTTAACTTATCCTGGAACTTATAGTGAGTCAATATCAAGTAATATTATATCTGTCCCAACCCCGCTGATTTACGGTGGTAGTTCCTGTATTAAAATAAATAATACTGGATATTATGTTAAAGTGCCGTCTTTATTTAAAATGACTAAAGCAGATTCAAAAAATGAATCAGCTATAGAATTTTGGATTAAAGTTAATAATACAAGTACAACAGAACAAACTTTTATGACCACTGATTCTGGGGTTAAAATATCATTAATTGCAGACTATATTAAATTTTCTATTGGATCTTATTCTGTATCTGTTCATATAGATACAGTAAATAAACCATTACATATTATTGCTGGATATTCAGAAAAAGAATTAATTCTAATTGTTAATGGAATTATGAATACTAAACAAATCCTAACATCGGATAATATATTTATTGATACTTGGAATAATGGTGGAGCAGGATTTAATACAAATAATTTTAAGTTTGTTAAGCCATCTGGAATAACTAACTTTCAAATAGACAGTATAGCTCTATACTCATATATTCCTTCTAGAATTACTGCACTTAGGCATTATGGATATGGTGTAGCATATAATCCACCACATCAGTTTTTTGATGCTAATAATGGAGTTTATTATAATATGTCAATGGAAAATCAACAAACTATTAAAAATTACTCTATGGGTCAATCAAATAATACTTGGAAGATTTCTGACTCAGACAATGTTCTTTTAGAAAATGATTGTTTAACTATTAAAAAAAGAAATCTTTTAAGAACATATTTTTCAAATGATTATGGAAGTCCAGATATACTGTCAAGTTATTTTACTTCAAGTACTTATGATTTTCAAGATAAATCTTATTTAATATTAGAAAATACAGATTCTTTAATTCCTCTTAGTGAGGGCGGTTGGGCATTTAAGTTTTCAAAAGGATCTGGCAATTTAACTCCAAGTCAAACATATTTTTATGTTGGCTCTAAACAATCTAATAATTATATAGAAGCAAAAGCTAATACCGATGGAATTATAGTTTATATTAATGGCATTCTATCTTTGACTTTTACAATATCATCTATTCCAGATTATTTTTATTTAGGATATTATGTAAGGTCTGATGAGACTATTGATTTTGTTTATTTACCAAGTACAGGTTCTCCACAAATACAAAATACGGGAATATTAAATGGATTTAATTTTAATGATACTTTTATAAGAATTGGTTCATCAAATACTTGGACAAAAGATAATGATTCTTTGTTTATTTCAAAAATAGATCAGGGTCTTTCTACATTTAATCTTTCTAAGATTGTAGCTATTCATAAAAATAATTTTGACTTATATTCAACATATACAAATATTGAAGGATCATCATTTAAACATTATTATACTATAGTTCCAGATTCTACAGAAAAAAGATTTAAAACAAAATCATATGGTTATGCAAGAATATCTATTCCTTTACAATCATTAATTAATGAAGATACAATTTATGCTGGAGCAACCAGACTTGAAATAGGAAACCCACAAGGAAATGATAATGTAAAAGTTTATATTACTGGACAAAAATATATTAATGGAATATTAGATTCAACTTTTAAATCAAATGAAATATTGTCAAATAGAATTACTACTTCTGGAGACTGGTTAAATAAGCAAAGTATTACATACGATCCAACTGCAAGTACATCAGAATTATTGCATTTTGATTTTTATTTATACTGTGATGATTTATCAGATAATCCACCGATTGTTGATTATTTTAGATTATTTACTTATCCAGTTATTGAAGATAGTATTGGTAAATATACTTTATGTGCTGGTTCAAAAGGTTCTAATCCAATTAAATTATATTACAGAAACAACGAATATCATATACCAGATTTAATAGAAAAACCATTTTTTTATAATGGATATAATTCTGGTTTAAAGATTGGTCAATCTTATGCAACTATAGATTATAATTTTTCTAGTCCAACAAAATCAGCATCAATTATTAATATAACAAAAGGAAGCCCAACACAATACACTTTAGAATATGTACCATTTTCTAATAATGATCTTGTAATTATATCGGATGTTAATGTCAAAAAAACAGCAATAATGTCATATGATGCAAGCAATATTTTATTTACATTAAATAATCACGGGCTATCAGATGGAAATAAAATACAATTCGCCCTTGATTATGATAATGATGGTAATCCAAATATAACTATGCCTGGATATATTGATGATGAAATAGAGTTTTATATAAAAAAGATAGATAATAATAGTTTTTATATTACAGAATATATTGACTCAGATCCTATTGCATCCGTAGATGATGAAACTGGTTCAGGTATTAGTGTTAACTTTTTAGTAAAATCTGGTAGTCCTTGGGAACTTAATACATCTCAATCAATATCAAACGCAACATCAACAACAGTTACTTTACCAATAAATAGTTCAAGTTTTACTAACTATGATCAGGCAACTACTGGAAATGCAGGAACTGCTGGTATTATGAGTTTAGTTTCTGGTATTCAAACAATATCTTTTATGCTTTATGTTCCATCAGCAGCAAATACAAATATTATGAAAGTTGATAGTATTCAATTAAGTTTGGCTAGTTCAACATTATTGCTATCTGGTGTAGCATCAGGTACTAATGCAACCATATATACAAATGGTGTTGTTTCAGATCCAGTAAAAATCGGGTGTTGGAATAATATAATTATTACATTAGACAAGCCTATAGTAATTAATAATAATAAAACAATTAATATTACTTTAGGTGATTCACAAACTGTATTACCTATAGAATTATATATTGATCAACTTAGTATTTTTGATAAATTCTTTTCACCATATTTTGTAGCTAATCTTTATTCTCTATATACTGGAAAAACTAGTGATTTACTATTTACTACACAGATAGATAATGGAGCAAAAATAATTGATCTTGGTCCAAAAGATTCTGATTCTGAAGAAGTTACAGTATTAGAAACAGTAATAGAAGTTGATCATATATTAACAGAAGCAAAATCTTCAGGTGGAGATTTATATTCACAATTAAAAAATATAACAAGTAATACATACACCTTGACATTAGATTATGATATTGCAGAAAAACAAGAATTTATTACAAAACAGGCAAAATTAAAAACAGAATCAAATGCTGGTCAGGCATATATATATTTAGCAGATTATAAAGATTTAGTTGCAGGATCAACAACGTCTAATGCTTCATATGTATCTAAAATAGATTCAAGTGAAATATCATCTGATTTTCCTATTGTTAATGCAATAGATTACTCAAAAGTTAAGAAAAAAACACAAAATGTTATTATTCCTAAATCAACATCTAGCGTTGATAAATATACTTTTACTTTTTCAAATACTACTGGTATTAGTAAAGGAGATAAAGTTTCTTCTTCAATAACATATAAAAAAGGAAGAAAAAAAATTAAAACCGCAGCAATTCCAGAAGGAACCATTGTTACTGGCTTTAGTGGAACGACTGTAAATATTCAATTCCCAACAGGTCATAAAGGATTTGAAGCAGCAATTCCAGCTCTTACAGATATAACTTTTACTCCAACTTATGCAAAAGTTACATTAAGTAAATTGCCATATACTTTGAACTCGGGAAAAAATATTGTATTTAAAAATGTTAAAAACATTAATAATATTGCAGAAAATGATAAAATAAAAGGTTCTGGTGGAAGATATATTAAGAATGGTGATTTAATATTAATTAAAGATACAACACCACCAAAACTTTTTTTGGTAACTTCAGAAGTTGATAGTTCAGTATATGCTAAAAATAAAACAATAGAAGTTACATTTGTTAAACAATCCATAGCTGATAATACAGTATTTACTGATGATTTGAGTCTTGTAATTAACCCTGGAGAAAATGATGATGATGTAAGTAGATTATTTTTATACGATACTGATAGTAATTCTTTTTTTAATTATAATAAGTTTAAAGATAATAAAGTTTCTTATCGACAAGTACCACAATATGTAAATCAGGAATAATAAAGTGGTATCATTGTGGTATGATAAATAATAAAAATGGACTTTCTGTGGTACAAAGCACCGCAGATTTTGGTGTTTATGTCTGGCAGCTGCCAAATGGACAGAACTTTGAAGACGAAGATGGCAATGTACTGAACATTCCATCAATGAGATATGATTTACAAAAAATTAAACATATTACTGAAGCAGCAAGACATTATGGTCAACCAGAAGGTCAGCCAGTATTTTTGGCTGGTGTAGGTAGAGTAACAGAAGAAACAGCTAGAGAAGATATTGATAGAATGGCTGAAGGATTAACTCCATATGGAGATACAGAAAACTGGAAAGAAGTGTTTAGAAGTGCAGGAAGATAACGAAGGTTTTATAATTAATGGAAGAGATATTGGTCTAGATCATTTATTTGAAAAAACCGTTATTGAAACCGATGAGTTTAAAAAACCAACAGAAGAAATCCTTAAATATAAAGGGATTAGTCCTAACTTTAAAAGAAATATTAAACGCAAACTAGAAAAAGCAATAACTCCTGGAGCACAATATACCCCACCCAATAATGGTATTGGCGGTGATGATGCAGAGTCAAAACAGCTTATTGCATTACAGTGGGGCTACGGTCTTTTTGATGTTGTAGAACCCCCATATAATCCAGTAACTCTTGCAAAGGTATATGAAGTATCATCTGCAAACTATGCAGCAATTAATGCTAAGGTTGCCAATATTGTTGGTCTTGGATATAAACTAGAATATACCCTTAAAACAAAACAAAAACTTGAGGCTATGACAGATCAGGAAAAAGTTGCTAAAGTAAGACGTAAACTTGAAGGTGCTAAAGAAGAAGTTCTTGATTGGCTAGATAGTAGAAATGACGATAATACTTTTACATCAACTCTTACAAAATTGTATCTTGACTTAGAAGCAACAGGTAATGGTTTTCTTGAAATCGGTAGAAAAACTACTGGAGAGATTGGATATATTGGTCATATTCCAGCAGCAACTATGCGTGTACGCAGACTTCGTGATGGATTTGTTCAAATGGTTATGGGACAGTTTGCTTACTTTAAAAACTTCAACGATGATGAAGAGTTATCACCACCATTTGGTTTAGATCCAAGACCAAATGAAATAATTCATATTTATAATTACACTCCAACAAATACCTATTATGGTATTCCAGCTATTATTTCTGCACAAAATGCTATGGCTGGTAATGAGTTTTCATCTAAGTTTAACCTTGAATATTTTGAGAATAAAGCAACTCCTAGATATATTTTCTGGGTTAAGGGTGCTAAACTAAGTAGAGATGCAGAAGCAAAACTATTTGAGTTTTTCCAAAATAACCTTCGTGGTCAAAGTCATAGAACACTTGTTGTTCCACTTCCTGGAGATGAGGCTGGTAGCAAGGTAGAAGTAAAAATGGAAGCCGTTGAAAATGGTGTTCAAGAAGGATCATTCGATAAGTATCGTAAAACTAATCTACAAGAAATCCTTATGGCACACCGTGTTCCTATGTCTAAGATTGGAAGTGCGGAAGGTATTTCTCTTGCTGCTGCTAAAGATGCAGACAAGACATTTAAAGAGCAAGTTACAAGACCTGCACAAGATGTTTTACAAAAAAAGATTCAGGGGATTATTGCTGAAAAGACTGATTTATTTAGACTTGTATTTAATGAATTAACTCTTACAGATGAGGACACTCAGTCAAAGATTGATGAGAGATATTTGCGTATGCAAGTTTTGCTTCCAAATGAGGTTAGAACTAGACTTAACCTTCCTCCAATCCCAACAGGAAATGATCCAGTTAAACTTAGTGGACAGCAAGCAGCCGATCAAACAGCACAAGGAACTGGCAATAGACAACGTGATCAGCAGAGACAAGCAAATGCTGGTGATGGTGAAACTGGTCAAAGAAATCCACAAGGCGATGGAAGACAACAAGCCTAATACAAAAAACACTGTATAATTAAAATGTTATGTTAAATATACAAAAGGCATCCCTATTAACTAACGGCAATCAAGTTACTTTGACAATGCCTATTTCTAAGGTTGATGCTGAAAAACGTATTGTTTCAGGCTTTGCTACACTTGATAATATTGATAAACAAGGTGATCGTGTAGATTCTTCAGCATCTGAAAAAGCATTTGCTAACTTTCGTGGTAATGTAAGATTAATGCATCAACCTATTCCTGCTGGAAAGATTGTATCATTTAGAACAGATTCATTTTATGATCCAGAAACACAAAAAACATATAACGGTGTTTATGTAGATGCTTATATCTCAAAAGGTGCATCTGACATTTGGGAAATGGTTCTTGATGGTACACTTACTGGTTTTTCAATCGGTGGTGCTGTAAAAGATTCAACTAGTGAGTTTGATGAATCATTAGATAAAACAGTTCGTGTAATTAAAGAATATGACTTGGTTGAGTTATCCCTTGTCGATTCTCCAGCAAATCAACTCGCTAATATTTTTTCTATTCAAAAGACTATTGATGGCGATGTAGCTACTGGTATCTTTAATAAGTCACATATTCAAAATGTATTTTGGTGTGAGCAAGATGATATTGCTTTTACATCATCTGATGATAACTATACTTGTGTTAATTGTAATAATGATTTAACTGCAGTCGGTTGGGTAGATGAACTTGAAAAATCAGATATTGAAAAAGCAATTAATGACTTAGTATCTATAGTTAAAGATACTGCTGCAGGTGCAGTTACAAATAATGAAACTATTAATAGATACCCTAAACAAAATCCTTACAAAACAAAGAAAAAACCAGAAGAAGATATGACAAAAGCTGGTTCTTATTCTACTGGAGATTATGTTCAGTGGGGATCATCGGGTGGTACAGCAAGAGGAAAGATAACAAGAGTAGTAACTAATGGTAAAATAAAAGTACCGAACTCTGACTTTTCAGTTACTGGAACTAAAGATGATCCAGCCGTTGTTATTAGAGTTTATCAGAAAGATGGAGATTCTTGGAAACCATCACAAACACTTGTAGGACATAAAATGAGCAGTTTGAAAGGATGGTCTACTAAAGTTAAAAAATTCTTTAGTCCATCAGACACACAAGTTTTACTGGACAATGATTCAGTAGATATGGCAATTAACAAGGATATGTCGGTTGCCACCCAAAATAATGAAGGAGGTGTTGAAATGACTGACAACACAGAGGCTACAGAAGTAGCAGAAGAAGTAATTGTTGACGAAGTTGTTGAGGCGGAAGAGGTTGCTGTAGAAGCAGCAGATGAAGTTCCAGCAGAAGCTCCTGCAGAAGAGGCTGCAGTAGAAGTTAACGAAGAAACAGTCGAAGAAGCTGCAGAAGCAGTTGACGCTTCCACCGATTCAGGTGAAGCGACTGACCTTGAAAAAACACTAAGCGAAATCAAAAGTTTTGTTGGCGAAGCACTCGTAAAGAATGCAGATGCTAATGTTGAAGCTGTATCTAATGTTGCAAATACATTGGCAGAAGTTACAAAAGCTCTTACAGAAAAACTGACAGAAACAGAAAATCGTTATGAAGAGTTAAATAAAGGTTTGGCAGATATCACAAAAGCTTTGACTCAAGTAAATGGAAGACTTGAATCAGTAGAGAATGATACTGCTGTTAAAAAGTCTGGAGAACTAGATAGTTCTTCAGAAACTACTATAGAGAAATCAGAATCTCTATGGGGGGGACGCTTCCTCGGCTCCGCTCAATACTTAAACTGAAAATAAAAAAGAAAAGGTAGGTGAAATAAATAATGAGTGATATTTTAGAAAAAGCAACTAACTCTGGTACAGTGGTAACACAAGGTACCAAGAATGGTGATATGTATTCATTCGGTGGTACCCAAGATGGTACTCAGGGTGGTGTATTGCAACCAAAACAGTCTGCACAGTTTATCGATTACGTCTTTGATCAGATGGTGCTTGCACAAGATGGTCGTAAGGTTTTGATGACAGCTAATACTATGGAACTTGATAAGATTCGTGTTGGTACACG